ATCTCGATGATGGTCACCCTGCACCTACTGTTTTGAGCTTGGCCCTCAATTCCAATAGGGTGCTCGAGTTACGATCATCTTTCAAGAAGATCAAGGTATCATCCAAGGTATCTCCCAGGACTTGATCGATGTAGATATGTTGGTTGCCTATCTTCCTGATCACTCCCCCAGAGACGAATTCGAATATCTCCGCTTTCATCTCGAGGTCCTTGTCCCGAGCAATCTTGATGAACTCCTTGGGGTCTGCATCTTTAGCGTCCCAAAGCATGTTCTCGATCTGCTCGTCAGTAAGAGTATCTGCGTTCATCTTACCGAGGATACGGTAGACGCGTCGCATGTTCTCTTTATCCCTTGACAGCTTGATGAACTCTGCTCCAGCATCCTTCTTGAGCTGGATCATGTTGTTCCTCTGTTTGTCCTTCCTAGCCTCATCGTGGATGTAGAACTTCTTCGATTGATCCTTCAGCATCGCATCTTCGGTCAGACCGGTCCGTGGGTGCTTGATGGCGAAGTGGTATTTGAGATAGTGATCGATGTTCAAAGGGAAACCCTTCTGGTCCAATCCTATCTCGAGTTCTACTCCCTCGAATCCCACAGGAACAGTGAAGTCCGCCCAGAATCTCCGGGTGTGTCTGTCCCACTCGACACTCTCAGGACTGACGTCCAACAAGCCTCGAAGCAGTCGCTTCTCATCTTCTCCTGTAAAAGGTCGCAACGGTTGTCTGTTTACGAACACGCTGCTCAACTTGGTAACGGCACTTGCACGGAGCTCCTCCGGCAAATGGTTGTCGACTTGCCTTGCCCTCAGATACACCTTACGTGTACCGGGCGTGAAGTCCTTCTTCTTCTTTGCAGGCTTGGCCTGCGTTTTCTCTGCTTCCATGATTCTTTTAGATGTTTGGGTGAGGTTCTAAAGAATAAATCCACTCACCGTTCGGTATAAAAGTAAGAAAGTGAGAGCAGAATGCCCTCACTTCCTTGACCATAACCAATATATAGACTTGGGAAAAACCCTTCAGTCCATCACGATCAGGCAGCAACACACTGCAGGTCCAGTGAGGTGTCGAACCTTCGCAGGCAGACTCCACCCGTCTTGAGCATGTGTACGCTCGCTCCATCCACGTCGGAAGCACGGGCCATGGTAGAGGAGAATCCTCGTGGTACCACAGAACCGGCAACACACCAACGGAGCATTTCACGCCCTTGCTTGGCGATCATATGCAGGTTGGGCTGTCCGTCGTAGTTGGACTGGTCGACGAACACCATGCGGTAGGACTCCAGAGAGTAACCTGTGACAGGGTGTCTGTCTCTTGCCTGGGCAACAGGACCGTGGTCGAACAGAGGCGACTTGACCACATTCACGACATGGCCATCCACGTGCTCGTATGTGGTGAAGTAACCGGTCAATCCGAGGTTACGTCCTGATCCAGTGATGAATCGCGTCTCGCCTCCCACCTTGAAGGTGTTGGAAGAGAAGTGCGACTTGAGAGCCTCATCGAACTCTCGCAGACCACCAGTACCAGTATACAGGGTGACCTGCTTCTGGTTGGCGTCGGTCATCTGATAGAACAGATCACCGATGGTATTCTTCAACTTGGTCTCGGTGAGTGTGGAATAGGTGTCAGTGTTGACGATCTGCTCCAATACACCAGGACCGATGATGACAGGCTGGCCATTCTCATCCTTCATGTAGGTGTGGCCGTTAGCATCATAGGACTTCTCTCCGTACCAGTAGTACATCTCGCACTCCTCCTTGAAGTCGAGCATGTGCTGATACTCCTCGTAGTCCATCCAGAGCTTGGTGGTTCCTCCACCTGCCTTAGGCAGTGTGAATTCAGCCACGAAGTCCTTGGCGTTACCAGACATGTGGTAGGACTTACGTACGGTAGTGATCTTGTTACGGACCTTACCTGGAGATTGCCAGTTCGAAGCGTTTCCACGAGAGAAGTCTACTCCGACAGGCGCGTACAGAGGTGCCCATAGGTTACCTGCAGTGAATCCACCTGTCAGGACCGTAGTCGCAGCAGGGTTTGTCAACTGCAAGGTATACTCCCATCCGGAACCTCCGGAATAGGGTACAGGCTCTTGCATGATACGAGCTTTCTCACCCTTGCTGTTCACCAGGACATAGTCCTTGATGAATCGCTTGTCTGGGAAGACGAGTGTGAAAGTGGATCCGCCGATACCTAGATTGGCGGTACTGTTCGTCACAGCCACTGGGCGAGTCCTCAATCGATGCGTTTGTACGCGGTACTCATACTCCATGCGATCGATCGACTTCGTGTTCCCGGCACCTTCCGTGAGGAAGGACAATGGGAAACGCTTGTCATCTCGCCCGGCAAGGTGTGTGATGATCGGAGAAAGCTCAGTAGGCTTTGACAACAGGGCATTTGCCAGACTGTTCATGTCTGTCATCTGCGAATCATTGTAGAAGGTCTTCTGTACCTGAATGTTCGCTCCTTGTTGTGTAGCCATTGTTCTTTAGCTTTTAATTCAAAGTGTTACATCAAAACATCGCGCTGTAATCTATCCCTTCGAGGTCGATTCCTGTACCTTTACGCTCTTCGCGTTTCTGGCTTCCAGACTTCGATCTCTTGCTTTCGCCGTCCTTCAATCGGGCTTTCAATGTCTTGGCATTCTTGGTGGCCTTCTTCTTCTCCGTCAATGTGGAGAGGTCGAAGCCCTTGAACATCAAGTAATCGATAGCCAACTTGGTTGACATCTCGGCTTCAGCGTGATCAAGATCACGTTGCGTGTGACCCTCCCGGGTCACCGGTTTGGATATGTACTCGAAAAATCGAGACTTATCCTTTTTTGGAAGGGATATGCCTGCCAACTCATCAGCATCAGCGATGGTCTTCTGCATACCATTCCAAAACTCTTCACGGCGCTTAGCGTCTTCAGCAGCTGCTTTCTTCTGATTCTCGATCAGTCTGGTGCGTTCAGTCGCTTGCTCCGTTCTCAATCCTTTCAAGGCCTTCTCTGCTTTGTCATACAACTTCTCACTGTCGCTGTAATCCTTCAGCATGTCATCGATGAATTCCCTGTCGTGCCCTTTCCTGGTAAGGTAATCCGATAGGATCTGTCGTTGCATTACTACATCGTCCTCGTTCAAGTTCAGCTTGTCGTAGTCCCTGGTGCCGTCGAAGGCTTTCAAGAACTCGTCCGACTTCCCTCCATTGTACACGAATTCGAAGTGCT